ACAATGATGACCTTCCGATGAGTTTGGCGATAGGATTGTGGGTAAGAGATACTGCACTTAGATTAAAGGCAGAAGGAATACAATTACAAAAAACAGTCCTAAATAAAATGTTAGATTATGAACCACTTTACACTCCAGAAGAAGAAACAGCCGAAGGTTGGGATTGGGAGATCCGTGGTGAAAAAGAAGATCTAACTTGGTTAATAAAATAAGAGGTAAATTATGGCAAGAACAAGTTTAAGAGCTAGACTACAACGATTATTTTCCACAAATGTAATTGTAAGACATGCAGGTGGAAGAACGTTAAAAATAGCCGATACTGATAGAGTTCAGGCAACGGAAAGAAATCGTCTTGTAGATAGATGGTCAAGACTCCATTCTAATTTAACAACGGGTGGATATGGACACGCACAGGCAATCAGTTTTCAGGCAGAAAGATTGTCTCTATTTAGAGATTATGAAGAAATGGATGCAGATGCAATTATATCATCTGCACTTGATATTTATGCAGATGAATCAACGATGAAGTCTGAATACGGGCAAGTATTAGAGATTCGTTCAGAGAATGAAAATATTCATGATATACTACATAATCTTTTTTACGATATATTGAATATAGAATTCAATTTATGGCCGTGGGTTCGTAACTTATGTAAATATGGAGATTTTTATCTCTATTTGGATATTAAAGAAAAGTATGGTATTACAAATGTAATTCCACTTTCAGCATATGATGTTACTCGTATTGAAGGTGAGGATCCAGAAAACCCATATTATGTTCAGTTTATGGTTGAAGAAGGTGATGCAAGACATTCAGGACACATGGCAGGAAATAAAGAATTAGAAAACTTTGAGATAGCACATTTCAGATTACTTTCAGATGCAAATTTTATACCTTATGGAAAAGGTATGATTGAAGGGGCCCGTAAGATTTGGAAACAATTAAGTCTTATGGAAGATGCTATGTTGATTCATAGAATCATGAGAGCACCCGAAAAAAGAGTTTTCAAAATTGATATTGGTAATATTCCACCGGCAGAAGTTGATAACTTTATGCAGAAGATTATTAATAAGATGAAGAAGACACCTGTAATGGATCAAAATACAGGTGATTATAATTTAAAATATAATATCCAAAATCTTACAGAGGACTTTTTCTTACCAGTTCGTGGTGGAGATAGTGGAACTCAAATTGATAATCTTCCTGGATTGACTTATGAGGCAGTAGAAGATATTGAATATCTGAGAAACAAGTTAATGGCAGCATTAAAAATACCAAAGGCATTTCTTGGTTATGAAGAAAATGTTGGTAGTAAAGCTACTTTAGCAGCAGAAGATGTTAGGTTTGCAAGAACGATTGAAAGACTTCAAAGAATTGTAACCAGTGAATTAACAAAGATTGCTATTGTACATCTATATGCACAAGGATATACAGACGATGAACTTGTTAATTTTGAATTGGCATTAAAGAATCCATCTACAATATACGAAGAAGAAAGAATTGAATTGTGGAATAATAAACAAAGTCTTGCTACAAGTATAATGGACGCTAAAATAGCCGATACGGAATGGATATATGATAATATTTTTAAGTTTACTGAAGAAGATAAGAAAGAGATAAGACTTGGTATTATCAAAGACCAAAAACGAAAATTTAGATGGTCTCAGATTGAAATGGAAGGTAATGATCCAGTTCAAAGTGAAGAGGCAGTTGGAACACAAGGTGCAATGATGGATGCGGGTGGTGCTCAGGGGGGAATGCCAGGAGTACCTGGAGCACAACCACCTGGAGCAAGACAACAAGGAAGAACTGGTAAAGAATTGAACTTAAAGATACCAGAAGATGGCTGGCCAGGAAGTGGTCGTCCAAAGGAAGGTCCTAAACACGGAAAAGACTCAAGTATAAGGGGTCGAGATCCACTTGGAGCCCATGATAAACGAAAAGGTGGTAGTGGTAGTCCAAAATACGGAATTGCGTTGGCACATTATGATGCATTAGTGAAAAGTTTAGGAAAAGTAGGTCGTGAAGATAGAAAAATACTCTATGAAACGACAGATGTTGAAGAAGAATATAAAAACGAAGTATCTTCGTCTTTAAGTGATACTTAAACGACTAATTATTAGAAGTTTTTATATTTATAGATGAAGAAATATACTTATTTAGGAGCATAGATTATGGCCCAACGCGTAAAGCATTCGAAGATAAAAAATACGGGAATTCTTTTTGAATTATTGTCCCGCCAGATTACTGTTGATGTGATGAACAGTGAAGATAAAAGTAAATCTGTTGAGATGTTGAAAAAATTCTTTAATGAGAATACTGAACTCGGTAAAGAAAATCAATTATATCAGGTTTTGTTAAAACAGAATTATAACTCTACTCGGAAGGCAGAGAAATTAGTTGATGCCGTATTGAGAGCTAGAGAAAAACTACAAAATAAAAAACTACGTAGTGAAAAATATAATCTTATTAAAGAGATTAAAAGGAATTACAAAGTAGAAGATTTTTTTAGGGCACGAATTCCTAACTATAAAGTATATGCTTCTATTTATAAGACTTTTTTAGCAGAAACTACTCCAGTATTTAATCCAGTAGATGAAGTAGATAGTAATTTTTCTATTATAGAACATATTACTCGTAATAAAACTAAACCACGTGATACAGATAGTAAAGTAATTTCTGAATTTAAAAAGGAAGATAAAGATTTAAGATTACTTTCTTATCAATTAATGGTTGATACTTTTAATAGTAAATATAAAAATCTTAATTCTATGCAACGGAATTTATTGAAACAATATGTTAATAATATTTCTAATACTAATTTGTTAAGAGAATTTGTAGATAGTGAGGTTGGAAAGATTAAAAAAATCTTGTCTAAATTTTTACCAATGGTTACTGATAAAATAACTAAAATAAAGTTAACAGAAGCAATTAAACAAACAGATTCTTTATCAAAAGGTAAAATTGTGAAAGACAAACAGGTTGTGGCACTAATGAGATATTATGAACTCATCAAGGAACTTCACAATGTCACGGGTTAAAGAAGATTTATTTCGTAAACTTGTTCGAGAATTAGTCAAACAAGAATTAGACGAAGCCAATTCTACTGCAAGTGTAGGTGGTAGTTATAATACACCACACGCATTTGGCGGTAGTAATAAGAAAGGTAAAGGTAAGGGCAAGGCCGGTTACACGGGAGGTCATGATGAACCAACTGATGGAACTGGTCATTTTATTGCTGATGACCCGAAGTTGAGGAAAGAATCCGTAAAGGAAGCTAGAACTATTAATGTAGAACCTAATTGGGAAGGAATGTGGAGATTTTTTAAGCAGATGGCAAAAACTAATCCGAGAGATTGGAAAAAAATGCAACGTACTATGGGAAGTGAGTGGCTTAAAATAGATAAAATGGCACAACAAAAAGGATGGAAATCTGAATCTATAAATGAAGGTAGATATCACGCTTGGAGAAATGATGATAGTAAAACCCCGAAGCAAAAAATTGGAATGGCTATGAGAGAAACTCGTGATAATCTTACAGAGTTAGAACGAATGGTTAATTATAATGTTAAATTAAAAAATGAGTTGAAGGTTGATTCCAGAGATTATTGGAAGAATACACATAAAGCTTTAAGTAAAATTAGTGAGAGGCTAGTTAGATTAGCAAATAAGGTAGGTCAATTACATTAAGCCATGCCTTTCGAAAAAAACAGAAAGTCCCATATGGACTCTTTGTTTAGTATTTCGACTTTATTAAAACGATGGCACACAGAAATACAAAACAAAGATATTAGTAAGAATTATATGATTAATAGTCTAACCAAGTGGATTAGAAAATTAGAAGATCTTAAACATGAAATAATGATGAGAAAAGATAAATGATTAAACTCAAAGATTTATTACTTGAAAGAAGCCTTTCAGATGAAATGAAAGAATTGAAACTTTATATTGATAATGATGCTAGTCTATATCGTCAAAGGTATATGCCGATATTGAAGAATTTGTCACATAAGAAGAAACAAGGAAAGTTTCGTAAGGGATTGGCTTCAAAGGCTTTTATGTATTTGATTGATGATGGTGCAAAACGATATACGAAGTCTTATGGTGGAAATCATTTAGATGTTTTCCCAAAACGAGAAAGAAAAGATTTAGCAAAAGATTATGTAGATGAATTTGAAGAAACTTTTAAGAACCAAGAATTTGATTTTATGAAATCGGAG